TATGTTGATGGAAGAATTTTTTATCTAAAGGTTATTGATCTTAAAAATCCAACAGATGGCATCAAGGAATTAAGATACATTGACCCACTAAAAATTAAGCACATTAGACAAGAAAAGAAAAGAGATCCAAATAAACTTCAAACTGCCAATCTTAATTATACTAAAGAAAGTATTACTTATCCTGAAATCGAAGAGTATTTTGTATATACTCAAGATAGTATGAAAGGTCCTGGTGGATTTTCAGGATTCACTGGACAAAAAGGTACAATCAAAATTGCAAAAGATTCAATTACATATTGTACTTCTGGATTAATCGATAGAAATAAAAGTACAGTTCTTTCATATCTACATAAGGCAATCAAAGCACTCAATCAACTAAGAATGATTGAGGACTCTTTGGTTATCTATAGATTATCTCGTGCTCCAGAACGCAGAATTTTCTACATCGATGTTGGTAATCTTCCAAAGGTAAAGGCAGAGCAATACCTTAAAGATGTGATGATGCGTTATAGAAATAAAATGGTCTATGATGCAAATACAGGTGAGATTCGTGATGATAAAAAAATGATGTCCATGCTTGAAGACTTTTGGCTTCCAAGAAGAGAGGGTGGTCGTGGTACAGAAATCACAACTCTTCCTGGCGGGCAAAATCTTGGAGAACTTTCTGACATTGAATATTTCCAAAAGAAATTGTATCGTTCATTAGGTGTTCCAGAATCAAGACTACCTGGCGGTGGGGATGGATTCAATCTTGGTCGTTCATCAGAGATTCTCAGAGATGAACTCAATTTCTCTAAATTTGTAGGAAGACTTAGAAAAAGATTTGCAAATTTATTCAATGATTTATTGAAGACGCAATTGATTCTCAAGAACATTATTGCAGCAGAAGATTGGGAAAAAATCAGTGATCATATTCAGTATGACTTTTTATATGATAATCAGTTTGCTGAACTTAAAGAAGCAGAACTTATTCAAAATAGACTTGGCATTCTTGCAACAGTAGAACCTTACATTGGTAAGTATTACTCAACAGAATATGTAAGAAAAAGAATTCTTCGCCAAACTGATTCTGAAATTATTGAGATTGATGAGCAAATTGAGGATGAAATTAAAAAAGGAATTCTTCCAGACCCATCTCAAGTTGATCCAATTACTGGAGAACCTCTACCTCAACAACCTGCAGGTGGAGATCAAATAAATGGTCAAATGGGAGAAGTTCCAATTGAACCGCCAGCTCCAAGTGGTGATGCAACTGAAGCAGGGGTTTTACCAGAACCAAAAGGCGGGAAGATCTAAAATATAAATAATCATATTACTATATTAAAAAAATGGAAGACCTTATTAACATGGTAGTGTCTGATGCTTCCCCCTCAGATATTTCAGCACAAATTAAAGATGCACTTTTTGCAAAAGCTGGGGAAAAGATTGAAGCACTTCGCCCAGAAGTAGCTAACTCTTTATTCAGTATGGAAGAAGTAGATTCAGAAGAGGAAAAAGCATAATGCTTACCAAAATCGTTGCAACAGAAGTAACAACACCAACGACAGCAGGGGCTGCATCAAGTATCAGTGATGCAACTTGCGTTCGTTTGTATAACAATACTGCAGGAATTGTGACAGTTGGAATTAGTACCTTAGTTGGTGCTGCATCAACAAATTATTTTGCAATGCCAGGGGGATCTGTTGAGTTTTTAGCAAAACCACCTTCTGATGTTATTTGGTCTAGCAGTGCAATTAAAGCAAATAAAGTAGCATTTACAAACTAAAATGAAACTCATCACAGAAGAAGTACAACAGGTAAAATTCATCACCGAAGGAAAAGGTGCTGAAAAGAAAATGTATATTGAGGGTATTTTCCTTCAAGGTGATATTTGCAATCGCAATGGAAGAATGTATCCAATGGCAACTCTTTCAAGAGAAGTCGAAAGATATAATGAAGCCTTTGTTGCTAAAGGTCGTGCTTTAGGAGAACTTGGCCATCCTGATGGTCCTACCGTCAATCTTGACCGTGTTTCTCATAAGATTGTTTCTCTTGAGCAAAAGGGAACTAATTTTATTGGTAAGGCACAACTCCTAGAAACTCCAATGGGTAAGATTGCAAAGTCCCTCATTGGTGAAGGTGTTTGTCTCGGCGTTTCTTCTCGTGGTGTTGGTTCATTAAAAATGACCAACGAAGGTCACAAAATTGTTGGCGAAGATTTCATGCTTGCAACTGCGGCAGATATCGTTGCCGACCCTTCTGCTCCTGATGCTTTTGTTCAGGGAATTATGGAAGGTAAAGAGTGGGTTTGGGAAGGTGGAATTCTTCGTGAAAGACTTGCCGAACAAACTCAGAAAAGAATCAACACTCTTGTTGATGAAAAAAGACTCCAGGAAAACAAAATTGAATTGTTCCAGGAATTTCTTTCAAATCTATAATTTATAAATAAATATAGATTATATCCAAATATCTAAACAAATGTCCGTTGGTAGCAATTTACAAGAAATGGAAAACGTAGTAACCAAAGGAGCCGCCCCCGCCGAACCAATGCCAAAGCTAACCACAGGTATTGCACCTGGGCAAACTGGCAATTGGGAAGATTTAGGTGGCCCTACCCCAGATAACTATCGTGCAGACGACGATTCAGCAAAACTTGCTGAACCAAGAGTCAAAACTGTTCATGATATCGTTAATCGTGGTGCTAAGCCTGCTGAGCCTATGAAGGCGATGAAGGAAGAAGCAGAAGATGAGGAAGATGCTGAAGTAGTTGAAGCAGAAGCAGAAACCGAAGTCGAAGCTGAAGGTGAGTCTGAAGAGGCTGCTGAAGAAGTTGTTGAAGAAGAAACCGAAGAAGAGTATGACATTGAAGAGGATGTCAATGCCCTTCTTGCTGGTGAAGAGCTTTCTGAGGAATTCCAAGAGAAAGCACGTACAATCTTCGAAGCTGCAATCAAGGCAAAAGTTGCCACGGTCAAAGAAGAGATGCAAGCAGCATATGAAGCTGCTATCGTAGAAGAGATCGAAGAAATCAAAGTATCACTCACTGAAAGAGTTGATGCTTACCTAGAGTATGTTGCTGACGAGTGGATTAAAGAAAATCAACTCGCAGTTGAGCACGGTCTGAAGACCGAAATGACTGAATCATTCCTCACTGGAATGAAGAGTCTTTTTGAAGATCATTATGTAACAATCCCTGAAGATAAATATGATGTTTTAGAGAGTATGGTAGATAAACTAGATGAAATGGAGTCTAAACTCAACGAGCAAATCGAAAAGAATGTTGCTCTTAATAGAAGATTAGCCGAGTCAGTTGCTGATGTAATCTTTGCAGATGTCGCTGAAGGTCTTGCACTTTCTCAGAAGGACAAGCTCGCTTCTCTTGCCGAAAATGTTGAGTTTGATAGTGAAGATACCTATCGTGAGAAACTAGTAACCCTGAGGGAATCATACTTCCCATCAAATGCTGGTGCTCAAAAAGACGATTCTGACCACATTACTGAAGAAACCATTACTGAAGAGACTCAATCAGTTTCGACAATGATGGAAGCTTATCTTCAGACTCTTGGTAGAGTCGCTAAAAAGTGATTTTTAGATAATACCAGTCAAACTTAAACTTCAAAAGAGGTAAACCCCCATGCAAATGTTCAATGCAGAACAATTGCAGGAGAAGTGGAGTCCAGTTCTCGATTACGAAGGTCTTGATCCAATCAAAGATTCTCATCGTAGAGCTGTTACCGCTATCCTGCTAGAGAACCAAGAGACCGCTCTCCGCGAAGAGCGTCAGTTTCTCTATGAAGCTCCAACCGTAAACACCTTCTCAAGCACTGGTAATGCTGGTTTTGGTGGTGCTGCTTCTTCACCTGTCGCAGGTTTCGACCCTGTTCTGATCTCCCTAATCAGACGTTCAATGCCTAACCTGGTCGCTTATGACCTCGCAGGCGTTCAACCAATGAACGGTCCTACTGGACTCATCTTCGCAATGCGTTCCAAGTACGGAACCATGGATGCTGCTGCTAACGGCGAAGCATTCTTCGACGAAGCAAATACCGCATATTCAGGTCAGAACGACGGATTCGATCTTGAGTCTGGTCTTTATGTTGCTGGTTCTGACGGTGCTTCCGTTGGTTTCGGTACTACCGCTGGTCACGCAAGTGCTGCTAACCCAGGTCTCCTGAACCCAGAAGGTTCACAAACCGCTACTACATATCCTGTTGGTCAGGGTATGCGTACCGATTATGCAGAAGACCTAGGTGATGGCTCTGGCGACCAGTTCAACCAGATGGCATTCTCGATCGAGAAAGTCACCGTTACCGCTAAGTCAAGAGCTCTGAAAGCTGAGTACTCACTAGAACTCGCTCAAGACCTCAAGGCAATCCACGGTCTGAATGCTGAGGCTGAATTAGCAAACATTCTCTCAACTGAGATTCTTGCTGAAATCAACCGCGAAGTTATTCGTACCATCTACAAGATTGCTGAGTCTGGTGCTGCTGTTAATACTGCAACCGCTGGTACTTTCGACCTCGACGTTGACTCCAACGGTCGTTGGTCAGTTGAGAAGTTCAAGGGTCTGATCTTCCAGATCGAGCGTGATGCAAACGCTATCGCCCAGAGAACTCGTCGTGGCAAGGGTAACATGATCCTCTGCTCTGCTGACGTTGCTTCGGCACTCACCATGGCAGGTGTTCTTGATTACACCCCTGCACTCAACGCTAACCTCAACGTTGATGACACTGGTAACACCTTCGCTGGTGTTCTCCAAGGCAAGTATCGTGTATATATTGACCCATATTCGGCAAACGTATCTGCTAACCAGTACTACGTTGTCGGTTATAAGGGTTCTTCACCTTACGATGCTGGTCTGTTCTATTGCCCATATGTTCCTCTCCAAATGGTACGTGCCGTTGGTGAGAACACCTTCCAGCCTAAGATTGGCTTTAAGACCCGTTATGGTCTAGTTGCCAACCCATTCGCTGAGGGAACCACTGCGGGTCTAGGACGCCTCAAGGCAAACGCAAACCGTTACTACAGAAGAGTAAAGGTAACCAACCTAATGTGATCTCGATTCACATATCACTCAGAGGGTCGCAAGACCCTCTTTTTTTATCTAAATAAAAATAAAACACAATGGCATCACCTTTTGCTAAACAAATTTCGAATAGGAATTTTTTATCGCCAATTGGATTTAAATTTTCATTAGCAAAATATCCAAAGGTTGATTTCTTTTCGTCTTCCGCAAATATCCCAGAAATTAGCTTAGCAACTGCAATACAACCATCATACCTAAAAAATATTGATATTCCAGGGGAAAAATTAACATACGGAGATCTTCGTTTATCATTTATAGTTGATGAAAATCTAGAAAATTATTCTTCTGTACATAATTGGTTAACTGGAATCGGATTTCCAGAATCCACAAGTCAATATAAAGAACTGACAACAAATGAAGATGATATAAGAGATCCAAATCTTGTTTTCAGTGATGGTTCTCTTCATATTTTAAATAGCAACTTTAGAGATATTGCTATAATTAAATTTAAAGATTTATACCCAGTGTCTTTAAGTTCTTTGACTTTTGATGCGAAGGAACAGGACTATTCCTACTTTACAGCAGATGCCACTTTCAAGTATACTGTCTATAATATCCTGGATAAAAACGGCAAACCCCTATGAATCTTGATGAAATTCAGGAGATGTGGCAGAGAGATTCTGTCATCGACCCTGACAATTTACATGATGAGTCTTTAAAAATACCGCAACTTCATGCTAAGTATTATACAATCTACAACACAATTACTTTATTGCGTGAAAGGGCAAGGGAGACTTATAACAGAGTTAAATTAGAACGTCATAATTACTACACAGGAAAGGCACCTATAGAGGTGTATGAAGAAGAACCCTTTCCATATAAAGTTAGGGACAAAGAGGCATTACAGAGGCATATGGATGGCGATGAAAAACTTTCTAAGGTAGAACTCAAGATAAGATACTATGACATTATGTTGAAGTTTCTTGAGGAAGTTATCAAGACAATTTCTAATCGCACATATCAAATCAAAAATGCTATTGAATGGCATAGGTTCCAAGCGGGGTTCAATTGACCCCCTTTTTTATGTCAATAAATATTTTTGTATTGATATGAACTTATGTCACACTTGGTTATATCGAAAAAGAATGAGGTATATCTTCAGATAAAAGCAGAACCACACGTCTATTATGAACTTGCGGATCAGTTCACATTTGATGTGCCTGGAGCAAAATTCATGCCTCAGTTTCGCAATAGACACTGGGACGGAAAGATACGTTTATTCAATACACAGACGGGCGAAATCTATGTCGGTCTATTAGATAAACTTACCCGTTTCTGTGAAACTCATGAATACACTTATGAGTTTACAAACAATAAGTTTTATGGTCTTCCTTTTGAAGTCAATGATATGATCTCAAAAGAGGGAGTCAAGGATTATATGACTTCTATTTGCAAGTATGCTCCCCGCGAATACCAAGTTGAGGGAGTAT